CAAGGACATTGCCAGTGTCGACAGTCGGCAGATTACCTTTTCGCCTCAAATCCAGATCAGCGGGCAGGACGCGGCGAGCGCTTCGCAGTTGGCCGATTTGGTCATGCAGAAAATGCACGCGCAGATGCTGCCCGGGATCATGGCTAATCCGCTGGCCGTTCGACGCGGCGCAGCTCTGACGGATGGAAGTGAGTAATGCGACAGCAAATGGCGTTGGGCGGGTTCATCTTCGGTTTGTCGAGGGATTTTGCCTATGAGCGCCTCGAGCGCTCGAGCTCTGGCGGCTGGGTGGATCTCGATATCGTGGCGAGCAAGCCCAAGACGCACCAGACGGGCCAGGACCTCGAAACGCTGCGCCTTAGCGGCAAGGCGGCTCGAGGTGCTGGGATGGGTCGCCTCGACGAGCTCCGCGCGATGATCGATGCGCGCCGGCCTTACCCGCTGGTCGATGGGGTTGGGCGCAATTGGGGGCGCTGGCGGATCGACAAGGTGAACGAGCAGCAGAGCAGCGTTATCGATGACGGTACGGCGATGCTGATCGAGTGGTCGGTCGAGCTTAAGGAGTTCGTGAATGCGTAGGGTGCGGAGCAAGGCCGGCGACACGGTGAATCAGTTGCTTTATCGCGAGTGCGGTCGATCTGATGACGAGGCGGAGGAGGCGCTCTGGCGGCTTAATCCGACCCTGGCCGAGTTCGGTTCTGTATTGCCTGCGGGCGTGTCTGTGGTGCTTCCGGAATTGGCGCAGAAGGTTTCAGCCGTTGCGCCTGTTTCTGCTTGGGATTGAGGGGGTTTTATGTCACTTGGATTTACGCCGGCGGTTGAGATTTACGGGGACAATGCGGGGCTTATCAATAGCCGCCTGATTGACTGGGAGCACGTCGACGCCGCCGGCGTTGAGTCGGATCAGCTCAAGCTGACGGTGAATATCGACGGCCTCGACGGGCTGCCGTCGCCAGCCGGAAAAATCGGGCTGCGCGTCGGCTACCTCGAGTCGGGGCTCGTCGATCGCGGCGAGTTCGTAATCACGCGCCGGACGCCAAACCTGTTTCCTCCTCGGTTGCTGATTGTCGCAACGGCGGCGCCCTTCACTGCCAAGGATGAAACGGAGTTCAAGGCCCGGCGTTCGGCCAGCTACGAAAACACCACGCTCGGCGCCCTGTTTCGGCAGTTGGTGTCAAAGCATGGCTTTTCGCCGCGCGTGGCGCCGGAACTGGCCATGATCCGGATCGAGCACATCGATCAGTCGAATGAAACCGACATGGCCTTCCTGACGCGCATTGCGGGCGATCACGATGCGGTAACAAAGCCGGTCGACAACCTGTATGTGATGGCCAAGAAGGGTCAGACCAAGTCGCTCTCGGGCAAAACCCTCGCCGACGTGGTTCTGTCGGTAACGCAGGATAATCGCCCGGGCGATGCCTCGTTCATCATGGCCAGCGTCGACGAGGACGAGCGCGTAAAAATCAAGGGCTGCAAAACAACGTGGTGGGATGGGGAGACGGGCAAGGAATGCGTAGTCGAGACGGGTGAAAAGCCGTTCAAGAAAGTCCGCAAGCGCTACGCGAACGAGGCTGAGGCCAAGGCGGCGGGCGAGGGACGATTGCGCCGGGCGAGCCGGGAGGCTGGAAAGGTGCGGATCGATGCCCCGGGAAATCCGGCCTTGGCTGCCGAGGGGCTGGTCGTCCTCGATGCTTCATGGCCGTCGTATATGCAAGGTCGTTGGTCGATCGACAAGATCACCGAAAGCGGTAGCCGCCAGCAGGGTTATCGCGTTGTGATCGAGGCGACGTATCCCGAAGGTGACTAATGAAAAAGCCCCACTGCCTCGCGGCGGTGGGGCTTTTTTTTTGGCCAAAATTCAGAGGCGTGCGGCGATCGCCGCCGGCACAACGATACTCGCGCCGGGGTCGTTGTACAGCGCCGCGCCGCCTCGGTTTGGCAGGGTGGCCAGCGACTTTGCTCGGGTGTGCGCCTCGTCGTTTGCCGCGATCCATGACTCGCCCTGTTTAAGCCAGATGCTGCCGCCGGTGCCGTATTTGCACGTCGCCCACTGCTGGCCATCGAGCTTTTTCAGCGAGCAGCTTGCCTCGGTTCCCGCGTTGCGGTGGGCCTCCTCGAGCTGCCAAGCGGGATATTTGATATACGTCGTTATGCCGACGATCGCCGCGATGGTCAGGATGATTTTGTTTGTCCGCGTCACTGCGCGCCCTCCGTTGGTGAGCGCGCACGGTAACAAAAAAGCCCGCTGGGAGGCGGGCTTGTGGGGTTGGCTACATTAGTCGGCGAGGATCTTACCGATAGGTCCTAAGCGAAACTCGCCCGATTTGAGGCTCGAGTCGGCGACGATTTTTATGCCGCCGAAGTGGTTGGCCGGGGTGGCTAGCCACTCCTCGAGCCAAGCGTGGAGGAGCTCCGCGTGCTTCCGCTGTAACTCGGCGGTCAGCGGGATGGTGTCGTGGCCCTCTTGGACTTCGATGCGCACGACTCTCTCCGGGTAAATAGCCGAGGGGGCGATCGACAGGCTGTAGCCTGGGCCCGGAAGCGTAATATCGAGTTTCTGTTTGCTTCTGCTCACTGTGCAATCTCCTTGAGCTCGACATCGTCAAAGGATGGGCTCTGAGCTTGGGCGGATAGAATTTTAATGCCAAGCCAGCCATGAGGCGTGCCGTCCTCGCCCCCATAACCCTCGAGGTCGCGCATTTTTTTGGACCAGTTGTCCGCCGCCCATCCGCCTGAGAATGATGCGCCGAGGTCGCCGAGCATGTGATAGATGGCGTTCACTCCAAAGGAGCGAATGGCGGCGCGTACCGCATCGTCTTCCTCGTCCGCGATCTGGTCGTCGGCGCCGCTCCAGAAGCGGAGGTGCATTTCGGCTCGCTCCGGTGTGAGTTTTTCGTGGTCGACCTCGAGCGTAATCTCAAAGCGATCGCCCCATGTTTCGCTTACTTTGTACTTCTTGAGGGTGCTCATTTCTTTTCATTCCCTTGCGATGGTTGGTCGTGCTGGTCCCACTCTGCCCGTAAGTTGCGGGCTACGCGGGTGATGAACAGCGATATCTGAAAAATCCAAATTGCGGCGGCGAAAATCAATGCGAAGGCGACCTCGAGGCCGCTCGATGTTTCTCGGCTCATGGCGCAGACCCTCCGGTCGCTGTGGGTGCTGCGTCAATCTGGCTGTTGAGCCAAGCGAGTAGCTCGCCCCGCTGATGGGCGTTCTTGCTGGGCGGCATCCGATCGGGGATTGCGCGAACGTACTCGGACAGGTTGCGGAACTGAGCCCGGCAAGTGCCGAGGCGGTGGGTTAGCAGGCTGTGCTCGATCTCTGCGTCGCCGATCGCATCGAATAGCGGCTGCATGATCTGATTGGCCTGGGTGACGATCTCGACGACTTTCGGGTCGGCGGGCGTCACCGTTCCGAGGTAGTGCTCGATCATTTTTGTGGCGGAGTAGTCGAGGTTCAGCCAGCGCGCGAGATCCTGCGCGGCTTTCTCGAGGGCGAGCGCTTGATTAACGGCCATTATTTGGCCCTCCGGAGCAGCGCCATCAGGGCCTCGGCTACGCAGGGGGCGGCGAGTTCACCGGCGAACTCGTCGAGCCGTGCGCGGTGTGCGGGGTTGTTCAGCTCGCTTATTGGTAGGGCAAGCAGCGTGGTATAGTCCTTTCTGGACATGGTCGCACCTCACAGGGTTTTGATTATGTCTGCGCTCGGTCACGGTTGGCGCCGTGGCCGGGCACTCTCTTTCTGTTGCAGCGGTTACTCGATGCAGCCAAGGCCCTCTAGTCGACGACTGAGCTCTGGCAGGTTTGGTATGTCTTGCCGCCCCTTCCCGTCCGCGTACTTCTTGAAAAGGTCGTCCATGGCTTCCATGAGCAGGGCCTTGTGCGTTGCTGTACCTGCCGCAAGGTTGGTGATCTCGTTCAGGCCTTGCTGATACATCGCTGGGCCTAGGAAGTAGACGCGCTCGTTCTTCTGCTCAACGAGCTCCTTCGTGGCGCGCTTGTCGCCGGCACGAGGCGCCGGCAGAGACGGCGGCTGGATGGCTACTTTTTTCAATTGAGGATCTCCAGAATTTCGGCGGTGATTGCTTCGGCTTCCTTTCGAGCCGAATCGGATGCGGGGAGGGCCATCGCGCTTTTGCCGACGCTGATTGTCTCGGCAAATTGCACGCGGTTATGCGGGCGGGTTTTCATGATCGGTAGCTCATAGCTGGCGAGTACTTCGTGGATGTCTCGGGCCATGACCGTTCCGACGATTGCTCTGGAGACGAGGACGCGCCCGATCGGCTTGCCGTCTGTAATCTCTTGGCGCTGCTTTACAACGCTCGCAGTTGTGATGCCGGCCCACACGTCGAGGCCGCTCGGCTGAACCGGGATGATTACGAGGTCTGCGACTTTCGTTGCGTCCATGGTGACTTCATCGGTCACCGGGGCGCCGTCTATGAGCACGTAGTCGAAGCTGTGGGAGACGCCGCGCAGATCGCGCTGCAGTTTCTTCATAACGATTACAGCGATGCTGCCTGGGCCTTTCAGTTCCTGCATAAAGCTCGACCATTTGGACGCTGAGGCCTGCGGGTCGTGGTCTACGATGAGTACGCGCTTGCCGTGTTGTATCGCAAGGCAGGAAGCAACGTTGATTGTTGTCGTCGACTTCCCTGCCCCTCCCTTTTCGCATAGAAGTGCAATTACTTTTGGCATTGCTTGGGTGCTCCGTGGCGTTGGTGTTGGGCCGAGTCTATGCGCAAAAACGTAAAAACGCAATTGCGTAAAAGTGCGGAGCTGAAATATTTCAGTCGCCGCTTTATAAACTGTGCCGCCCGCTAGGGCGGTGTCCTTTCTGCTTTTGCTCCTAAGCCCCTGTCTGCTGGGCTTTCTGCTTTGCCGCTGGGTGCTAAGTCCTTTCGTGTATGGCGTCCTTTCTGCGAGCTCTGGCGCTTGTTGGCTCATTTCGTCGTTGGCCCTGTTT